ACCTAAATAACCAGCATTAGTAATATAAAATCCTTGACCACCATCTGCACCATAACTAAAAAGATAACCCTCTGAACTTCCATTGTGCCCACTTTTTTTTAACCAAAAAGAGAGAGTCCAAGTATTAGATGTTGATGGAGTTACTGTTCTTTTCATGTATGACGCATCAAGTCTTACAGAATTAGCAACATTATATCCTGTGTCTTTTATTGAGTTAGTTCCAAGTATTAAAGGCATTAGACAACCTCTTTAGGAAATTCTGCTAGTGGTCTTGTTATTGTTCCATCTTCTTGTTCTGAATATTCGTATAATACTTTTAGTTCATCAACATTATTACAAGCATCTATTTGAGATTCCATTTCATTTGATTTTGCTCTTACATCTGATCTAAAAGTTGTAACATTTTCTGGCACAGAATAATCAGCGACTTCTGTTGCTTTAACTACATACCAATCAGTAGGTGCTAATAATCCTGATGCTTGTTGTTTTATAATTCTTTTCTTCTCTGTTTTTAAACCATAGTTAATTAATTGTTCTCCATTACTATCTAATACAGAGTTACCATTTTCATCAACTGCGTTTTCATCTTCCAATCTTTTTGGTGTAGCAGTTCCCCAAGATTCTGTAACTTGACCATCTGCAAATGTATAAGTTGAGTTTGTGTTGTTATAATATTCTTCATCTTTGTAATTTGTTTTATCAACTATTATTTCATAAATACCAATAGCCTCTTTTTCTGATTTAGACCATAATTGAAATATTTTAGCTGGATATTGGACATTATCAATAATTATTGGTTTTGGATTAGTGATGATTTTTTTAATTTCGTTGTCTTCTACTAATGCGTACATATTTTAACTCTCACTTAAATTTAAAGTTCTACCTACTTCTTGCCAAACAGCACCATTATATCTGAAAACTAATATATCAGTTTTACCATCTGTTGAAGTAAATGTTGGTGCAGTTGAAGCCGCAAATTCAAATACAGTATTGAATGCGATTGTATGTGATCCATCATAATTAATTTCTAATGCAATAAAAGCACCCTCTACAGGATTACTAGGAGCCGCAAAAGTAGTGTTTTCAGTTGTTAGATGATATGCGTTTGGTTTTGCTTGTGAATCCCAAGCTACAGCATTTGATGATGATGTTAATGCTTGTTGTGGAAAGTAAGCAAGATCATTAAATTTTATTGCTCCTGTTCCATTTGTTGTAAATTGAATATGGCCATTAGCACCATCTTCTAAAGTGATGTTTCCAGCATTTGTGCCATTGTTTGTATTTAAAATTAAATCTCCTGTGCCTTGTGTTGTTAAAGTTGCGTTAGCATTGTTATCGCCAATCTGTACTGTGTCAGCACCTAAATTTACATCTCCTGTGCCATTTGGAATAATATCTATATCTGCGTTTGAAGTAGATACAATATCATTTCCATTGACATCTAAATCACCACCTAATTGTGGTGTTGTATCTCCAACAACATCTGAAGATGAATCTGAAACATCAACTGTATTTGATGATGTATTAAATGTAGCAAATGTAATATCATCTGAACCATCAAAAAATTTTAAAACTAATAAATTTGAACCTGAGTTTGTTGTATCAAGCCAAAATGTGCCTGTAGTAGCAGAACTTGGTCTTGATGTTCCTGAATTAGAAGAATTTATTGCTCCTAAAACTGTGTTTAAATCTGTCCTAAAATTTGGGAAAGATTGATTTGCTATTGTAAAATCTGATGCTTGTGCCATATTTTCTTATACTCCTTTTAAAATCCTTTTGCAATCATATCAAAATTTCTTGATACATTAGTTCCACTTGAATTTTTGAATAAAATATCAAAACTATTAACAGTTTTATTAGAAACTGTAAAGAAATCTCCTGTAGCCATATTCTCAGCAGTAATTCCAACAGCATAATTTGCACTCTTAAATGGACTTGCAAATGTTACAGTTTTTGTTGATGTTCCTGAAGATATATTGTTTTCACTAAATATTCTATCAGGCATATCTACTGTTACTGTTGCTTCCTGAACTACCGCAGTTGAAGCTAAATCGCTTGATGTTAAAACAAGTCTAAATTTTAAATATCTCGCTGTATAATTACCTATAACAAAAGTTTGAAAAGAAGTAAAAGTTGAATTATCATCTGAAGTTGCAATTTCTAAATGTGCATCACAATTAGCTGGGGTATCCCCATCAAAATTAGACTTAGCATCATCAAAATTACCTGATCTATTGTCAAATAAATCATCAGGGTTTCTAGCTGTTTGTGTTAAAGATGCTGTAACTCTAACAGTATGCTTTGCACCAATATCTATAACATTAGCAAACTCATAATTACCTGATGCTAAAAAGTCTGCGTTTGCAACACCTGAATCAAAAAATCTAGTTGTTTCATCATCAAAATCCCCTGAAGCAGAATCAAACAACTCACTAGAATCTAATATTATTGCGTCATCTGATATTACAACATTGTTTTTAGTTCCAGCAAATGTAGGGTGTTCATTCACTGTTGACACAGCATTAAAATTTGTAACACTTGTAACATTTGAAATAACAGCTGTTGCATTTGAACTAAAGTTTCCAAGTTTATCTACAGCTTTTATTAAATATGTTCCAACCCTAGCTGGTACTGTAATTGATGTAGCTGGTCTTGAAACTTTTGTAACTAAATTAACTGAGTTAAGCCATTCAGCAGTACCATCGGTTTTATTAGAAAATCTTATTTGATAAAATGCTAAATCTAAATCTGATACAGCATCATAACTTAAATGTGCATCTGCACCTGAAACATTACAAGTAAAGTTTTCAACATCTGATGGTGGAGCAATAGCACCAACAATAGTTCTTTGTGCTGATACATAGCTTGATGAAACTCCTAAAGTATTTACAGCTTTAACTCTTACATCATATGTTGATTGGTCAATTACATTTAAGACTCTATGGTTTAATCCTGAACCTTGTGCATAAATAATAAAATTAGAATCTGTGCTTAGTTTGTATTCTACTTGGTAAAAATCAATAAAACTATCAGGTGATGCACCTATGGCAATATCTAAAGCAACAATTACAGTTCCATCATTATACTCAATCAATTGGTCAGATAATGTAACACTTGCTGGTGGTTGTATAGTAAATGGATTTGGTAAGTTTGTAGATGGTGTTGATGAAACTTGTGTTTTACTTGCAAATGTATAATGACTTGCTTGATACTCTATTAGTTTCAATCCAATTGTAAAATCTTCATTAAATGTAATACCCATAACTCTAAATGCTTTTGCAGAAAAACCTAATGATGCGTGTGTAATATTAACAATATCTCCTATTGCTAAATCATAAGCATCAAACCCTACATTTATTTCTAACGATAAAGCTTCTCTTGATCTTCTTAAAATTATTTCTGCCATTTCCTCTGCTTGATATGGAGAGGTTAATGTTTTGAAATCAAACTTACCCTCTAATAAAAAACCACCATCAGCAGTTTTCATCGTTGCGTGTTGATCTGCACTTGTCAAACCACTATCATCTACAGGGGGAAACTGAACTTCATCTACTTGAAAATTTCTATCAGGATTTACAAATGAAACTATAACTCTATTATACTTATCGTTTTTACTTGGACTTGATAAAGTGTATCCACCTATAATATCATCTTCTGTAAGTGTGATAGATGCTGTGCCTGTGGTTTCAATAATTAATTTATACTTTCCGCTTGTGTATGGTAAAAATCCTCTACAACCTTTTAATATTTCTCTAACATTTTCTATAACTTTTTTTGATGTATCTAACACAGCATTACAATCAAATAAGTTTATATCGCTACCACCTGAGAATGGTGTAACTTGTGTATCACAAACAACAGAAGCATCTCTGAAACTTTGTAAATCAATATCAGCAGTTGCAATACCTTTTCCATATCTTTCATTTCTTAAATAATCTAATAAACAAAAAGCTGGATTAGCTGAAAATGTTGGTGATGATTCAACTAAACTTGAATTAAGTGTTACGATTTTTTTTCCTTGTACTTTAGCTTGAACTTTAGGTATCCCTGTAAAAGCATCTTGATTCCAAGTAAATCTTATTGCTAAATATGCTAATCCTGATAATTTATGATTTGAACCCCAAGAAGATAATGTGCCTAATAAACTTGATGCACTTTGTCCATCAGAACCAAAATGCGGTTCTAATCTAATTAAACTTGCAGAGTTTTTATAAAAATTACTATCTGAACTTGCTACTTCAACTTCTGTATTATCAGCTAAACTAGATGCAAATGTAACAACTTTATCATCAACTCTTATTTCTGAAATGCCATTTATTTCACCCTCACCTAAAACGATTGCCATATATAAATATGTGTTATCCGTTCCTGAAGTTTCCATAAATACTCTTGTTCCACCAACAAGTCTTGTTCCATAGATTACAGGAATACTTGCATCATTACTTTGTTTATTAATTAATATACCTTTTTCAAAATCATCAAAATCTGTTGTACCAAAGTCAGGTAAATCTATTTTTGGACTTAGCCATGATAAAGCTTTCGTAACAATTTTTATTGGTGCTGTAATTATTTTTGTAACTGCTCTAAAAATTTTTCCAAATGGCATTATGCTCTACCCCATTTTATATCTTGGACAGTTTGTGAACTAAAGTCCATACCTACATCTGTTGAGAAAAATCTTTGTTGCGATGTATTATTGGTTTTTCTTCCTGATACCTTTTCAAAATCTGCCCAATGCGAAACTATACCAATATTTACTGTACTTTCTGTTTGTGATTCTTGTATTGAAAATGTATCTATTTGACCATCATATAATAAGAATGGGTCTGCTATCAAAGCATTTGTATCATCTAAAAAACCTCTAAATATTTGTACACTATCATTGACTACATTTTCATTAAGACAAGTAGATATAAATGTTTGGTCTGCACCTG